GCCCTTTAGTGTTCCATACGTACTATACAGTGTCCAAAACTCGCATGACCCATGAATCGTTAAAGATTCGGTGGGTGTAGCAGAGTGCCAGTAAGTATCGAATTCCTCATCGGAAAGGGGACCTTTAATGTGCCGGAATGGCACTGGGGTCCACTTTTCGTAGAGGGCATCTATAGGGCCGAAAAGGCCTTCAAGATGTCGCTGAGAGAACCACCTGAAAAGGCGGTTACGATCAGAGAATAGTTCTGATACTACTGCCGGTGTACAATCAATATGCACCGGTCGGACAAGGTGTCCGCGGAACCAGTCGGTTCCGCAGCTCTCTCTAACAGGTCCTTCAATGAAGGATTTCTCCCTGTTAGTAGAGAACCCGCTCACATGTAGGTAGTGAATAACGTCGACAGCTAGGTATCGAGGGACTATAATATCATCCCCAAATACTGTTGTTGTCTGCCGTTGCCACCCATCACCATACACCATGCTTACACCGTAAACGATGCTCGCAAAGAGCAGAGACTCGATTGCAAACGTGCTACCGTTACCCATACTGGAGAGTTTACTATAACGTAACCTCATGCCGTTAGGCAATACACCAGAAGGGCTTCGGATCTCGCATAGATACTTAAACCAAGGTTTCGGTATCAGAAGTTTAGCAATGCGAAGTGATATAGTGTCACTAGCATTACGTAAGTCAATTGTCACTGGCGAAAGCCAGCTTTCATCGACACTTCCAAGGTATGCGAGTACCTGATTTTTCATTTGGGAATCTAAATCGATCCCCCACCGCTTCAGGCGCTTTCGGACGAATCCGTCGACGCCTAGTTGCAGCATAATGTTCATATCAGGTTCCACAGCAATCGGACGCTCAGTACGAGCGTCCTTCGGTACTGTCGTTATCTTATTACCAGGTACTATTTCAAGTACGGTATCCCAGAACACAGACCAGTTGATTAGGCTGGAAGGGTCAAGGGAGAACCTCTCACGGTAGGAGTGCTCTAGAGCACCCAACCAACGAGGGTCTTCTTTGATAAGACGACAAGCGTGAGTTTTACACCCCGCAGTAACTTGGTAAGGCCACTTTGAATACTTGAAATAAGTACTCGTGAAGCCAAACGAAGCACCAGTGGATGCACCGGGCCCATGTCGGGACCGGTCCGTTAACTCTTCGAATTCAGGTAGAATTGGACCCAACACCTTTTCGCAGAACATCGCGGCATGGTGAAGGACAGGATCAGCTAAACTTAAAG